ATTTCGCCCTGTTGTCTAATTACTAATCCTGTTGCTTTTTGTATATTTTCTTGTGCTGTTTCGTATCTTGCTTGTTGTGCAAAAGCCGCTCTTGTTGATTCGTTTAATGGGATGTATCTATCGGGAAATAATGATTTTGTAGATAATGAACCTTTTTCACCAGTCCATGCAGTTTGATAAAATTTAAATTCAGAATCAAATTTATTTAGTAAACTTTTTGCGGTTCCGCCCAATCCAAAAGTTGAACCTGCCGGTATTTTTTGTTGTTGTGATATGAAACTTTGAGTTTTATCCTGTTCTGTTGTAATTTTAGAAATTGCAACATCAGATAAATTTTTTTCATAATTTAAAATTGATGAAGCTATACCTAGATTACTTTGTCTAACTGATTCTAATGTATCAATATTAGTTTCTAGTTTTTGTACTGCGTTAATTTGTGCCTTACTAAGCAAACTAGTAAAGGGATCGATAAACGGTATTGTTGTACTTGATGACGATAACCCTCGATTCTTAGAGAGAACCAAAGCTGCAAGTAATGCGCCGCCAATAAGAAGAATTTCATTGAGTTTCATCACTTGCAAAAAAGGCACTTGTCAATTTTAAAGGTTTTCCCATTGTAAATAATACCATAACCGGCGTAGCAAGCAGTACAAAATTTACCTTTTTCAATTCCACGTTTAGACGGATTCCATATTTGTATCGACATTTTCACTTTTACCTTTAGGTGTTTTAACAAACTTTCCAATTAATTCTTTAACCTTATCGGGATTTTCAGTAACTAATTTTTCAATGTATTTCATAGTACTGGGATCTTGTAATAATGGTTGAATATTTTTTGGCAGCATTGGAGCGAACTGATTTACAAGTTGTCCAATAGATCCTAGTGGATTTTCAATATCAAAATCATCTTTGGATATACTTACTCCTTGTTTCATTTTATTGAGTTTTCCATTTAATTTTTTGTTATCTTTTTCTAAAGTGTCAATGTATTCCAAATATCTATTTTTTAATTTACCATGAATTTCATTACTTCCGAACATATTTTTTGTAATAACAATACCCATAATACCGGCTGCAATTACTGCAACTAAAATAATATACTCAATCATTTTGCTCTCTCAAAAAAGTCTTTTAAATTAAATAAAACCATATCCATCACTTCATCTTTAATTTGTTTATTTGTTAAATTAGATTCATATTTCATAGAAACCATAATTTTTTCAAGAGCTGCATCATGTTTATCATATAATTTATTCCAAAACCTAATATCTTTTACATTTTTACTTCTTGATTTTGGATTAGGATTCTTGATCATACTATCCATACCAACCATACTGTTAAAACTGTTATGTTATACCCCCTTTTCCCCCCCGAACCCCCCCAAATCCCTACTATTTCGCTAAGTTTATTTTCCTAACTATCTTATCTTATCCTATCCTCTTTATCATACCGTTTGGGAAGTGGAACAGGGGGAACGGTTAGAGGGGCTGACGAAGTGCTAAACCGCTAACGGAATAAAAAAAGCGGTTTAGGATTAATTTGCTTTGAAATGATAAGTGTGTGTGTGTAAGGTTAAATAGAAATTTTTTTACAGGTTATTATGAGAAATACTGGCGAGACCAAAGTACACAAAACTCTTACCATGCCTATTTCTTTTTACGCATTGGTAGAGCAAATAAGACATAAACAAGGAATGGATAGTGCAGAAGAAGCCATAAAGGCTTGCGTAATGCAAACTGCAAGAAAATTAGGACTTGAAGCATAATGAAAAAGTGCATTATGAGAAAATCTGATGATCATGTTTGGCGAATATCATCATGTGATTCAAGAGGGAACGCTGTTTGTTGTTTCTGCAATAGAAGATTTAATGAAGTAATGGGCTATCCTTAGCCCTTTACCCCTTTATTTCCTTTCCAGTCGACCGCATAACTTTGCCACTTTCATTCTTGTTTCTATAGCGAACGCTAGAATAAAGAATAACAATGCAGGGGTTAAGTATTCAATCATTTGTTAGGATTATAGATTTTTAAAACAAGTACACCTGTAATTGCTGTTAAACCTATACCTAAAAATGCTAAAGTAGCAAAAAATTCTGTTTCCATCATAACACCTCCTTAAAGCTCAATGCATGATACTTGCACACCGTATTGGTCAACATCTACATTAGTTTTTGTAATTAATGTCCCTGCCGGTATTACAGGTCTAAAATTACCCATATTATTCGGATTAGCTGAATCTGGATCTTTTAACCACAGCCCATAACCTGAAGTAGATGCAACATAATTTTCTAAAGGCAAATTTCCCATTGAAATAAAACCCCAACCCATGACAGCTAAATCAACGGTGGTTGTAACAGTAAAAGTTGTTCCTCCCCCTGCTTCTTGTGCAAGCATAACCACATCTCCACTAGCCATAAATTTCCCTCCAACCTGTGACAGCTTGTGTTTTTTTATTATAGATTAATTCAATTTTATTACAAGTTTTAGTTTCTGATGTTTCTTCTTCATCATTCCAACACTCTCTAGTAAAACTTTCAGTAGGTATTTTTGATTCTATATCTTCACTTTCACAATGCAAGCATTTTGCAATAGGGTATTCCGTTTCTACGCTATCATGATTACAATGGCATGGAGCTTGTTTCCATCTAGGATTTTCAATAGGGTTTATAATTTCAATGGTCATATCATGCTCCCACGATTATTCTTGAATATAAATTTCCATTATCTATTTGTGTTAATGTGGTTGACAGAGATCCGCCATCACCAGATAAACTTGAATTATGTGTATGAGCCGCCACTGTACTAGATCCACCTGAACCGCCGCCGCCAAAACTCATACTTGAACCTCTATTGGTATTTCTGAACGTGCAGCCGGTAAAACTTGAGCTTCTACTAAAACTGTGCCGGCAGCTCCTGCAATAACAGTAAGATAGTTCACAACTGTATTATCAATAGTTGAAAAGTTTGATGCAGCCAAGTTTTGAAATTGTCCGTTAAGATTATAATCATAACTAGCGGCATTTGCAGAATCGTTATTGGAAATTTTGAGGCTTATTGCACGTCCTAAGAAATTATCAGGAAATGATATTCCTGTTCTTACACCGGCATTACAAATAACTCTTACAGGATAAAGTAAAGGTGTGTTACCTGAGTTGAGCTGGTAATTGTTTACTACATTATTAGAAAAAGGCATAAGATGATACTCCTAATTTAACGGACTACCGTATCTTACAAGGATTGTTGGGTTACCTAAAGCGCCTGCTGTTTGTACACATTGCCATTGATATGAACCGGAGCTCATACTAACGGGACCAATCGGAACACGTCCGGCAGTAGTGGCGGAAATCGCTGTGGAAAATGCCCTTACGCTTGTGGCATTTCCGTTCTTAACGAGAGTCCATTGGAATAATTGTGTTGCGGCTAAATCAGGATTATTTACCACGTCCTGTAATACATTGGCAGTTAAAGTAAGAAAGTTATTCTGTAAAGTTTGTTGATCTACAGCAAAAACCGGAGCATTAAGAGCTGCAATAGTTGCAGTGTAAGTTCGTTGAACTGGAAGTGCCATTTTAAACACCCATTTCCTGTTGAGGAGCACTAGCGCCGCCAAATAAACCACCTATGGATTGTAATCCACCAGATAGTAAGAGATTAGCTGCGCCGCCAATTATACCGCCGGTTAAGAAACCTGCGCCTACACTTGCGATCGGGGCATATTGTGGAGCTACTCTGCCTACAACGACTGTTGCTAGACTGCCTGCCCCTATGCCCTTGACTATTTCGCCTATCATACCGGTTTTAAGTGAACTTGCAATACCTTTTCCACCTCGTCTTACAGAGCGTGTATATCTTGTTCTACGTCTAACCATACTTGTTTTAGGTTTAGTTGTTCTTTTTATTGTTTTCGTTTTTCGTCTTTTAGTTGCTGATTTCCGTTTTTTAATCCCTGGGATTTTTGCTGATTTCGTTTTTTTCTTCTTGAATCCGCCGCTTTTCATTATACGAGCAAACTTTTTTCTTGCCGCTAATTGTTTAGCACTTGCCATCAGATACCAATTCCATAAGATTGTAATATTGATTTTTCTTGTGGTGTTGCGGTTCTTGCAACTGATAGTGGTGTTGTATTACCGCCGCCAAAGAAATTATTATTACTAAAACCGCCGCCGCTTACTGAATAGTTTGGTTCTTGATAACCTTGTGAAATCATACCTTGACCTGCAAAACTAGGAGTATCGCCATATACAGTAGGTATTGATGGGAATAAATTATAAAAATCAAATCCTTTATCTACTTTAGGTTCCGGTTCTGTATTTTTAATTACAAAATTTCCGCCATCAGGTGTTGTATCATTTCCTTTTAACCATTCGTCATAATCTCTATTTTCGTTGATGTCTTTTCTATATCCATCATTATTTGTTAATTGACCTACAATAGATTGAGGGTTTAGTAATGAACCTGTTAAACTATTTGCAAAAGATTGAAAACCGCCGCCAATACTGGATCCTATTCCACTTGCGCCGCCTAATTGTTTAAATATAATATAAGCTGCGGCTATACCGCCTACTGCGAAAATAGTATTAAGCGAAACCATAATTAACGAATACCGTTAAGTAATTTAACCATATCGGCTAAGATTGCCATATCTTGTTTGATATTCCTCTTGTAACCTATCGATTTCGCCCTGTTGTCTAATTACTAATC